CAGGCGGCGTGACCAGTCCAGCCGCCGAGAAGAACAACCGCATCGCCCGTTTCCGCAAGATTGCGGCGGGCGATGTGTTGTTCCCGCTGCGCTGCGCCCGCTGTCGTTCGACCGAACTGATGGGCGCGATCATCGTGGCGTTCGGTGACGTGCAGTGTGTGGAGTGCAACTCGTGCGGCAGGTTGACGCCGACCAAGGTCGCGCACAAGATCCGCCAGAACGAGATCCGTCAATTCATCCTCAATGGGGAGTTGCCATGACAGTCGAAGAACTGATCGGCCACGTAGAGCAGATGCCCGCTGGCGGGGTGGTCGATGTCTACATCGACCCGGCAGGCGCACGGTTCCTCTCGGCGCACGCGCCGGATGTCGAGCCGGTGTTCCTGATGATCGCCAGTCCCGAAGACCCGCCGCAGCCGGAGCCAGCGAAGCCGAAGCGCACGCGGGCCAAGAAAGCCGACTGACGATGGCGTGGGAACACAAGGGCGGGCCGTTCGCGCTGACAGACGCACGCGGTCATCGCATCCCTAACGGTGAGGGGCGCAAGGCTGGGTCCAAGGTGCCACCGGCCAAGCGCAAGGCGAAACGGCGGCGCAAGAAATGACGACGTTTCCGTGGTGCCGCACCGGCAAGACGTGCTACGCCGAGCGGGACGCCATCGCCAAGGCGCAACTGTGGCGCGAGACAGACGGCCAGCCGTGGCGGGCGTATCCGTGCATCTTCTGCCAGGCGTGGCACATCACGAGCCACCTACGCCACAAGCGCCGGAACTAGTTCCCACGGGGGAACCAATGACCGACGCCTACGACTTCGACGGCAACCCGATCTCGCTCGATGCGTGGTCGCGGCTGTTTGCCGACTATGCCGAGCGGATGGTGGCGCTGGATCGGCTCGGCGACGTGGAAGTCTCGACGGTCTGGATCGGACTCGATCATCGGTTCGGCGAGCCGGGAGCGCCGCTGATCTACGAAACGATGATCTTTGGCGGCGAGCACGACGGCGACCAGTGGCGCTGGCCAAACCGGCACGCGGCGCTGGCCGGACACGATCAAGCCGTGGCGATCGTGCGCGACGAGGTATCGGCCGGTCAGCGGGCCGATGGTCGGATGGGAACCGACTAGGTGCGGGTAGCGGGATGGACCGGCGCGATGGCTGACCGCTCCGTCGGTGAACCGCCCCGCACCGCGCCATGAGCGATGCCAGGCGCACCGAGGGCGAGCCGCACGACCGGCTGACGCGAATCGCCGATCGGCTGCTCGCGGTGGTCGAAGCCGATCTCGAATACCGCGACGGCGACAAGTGCATCGTGTTCATGGACGATGGCAAGCGCGGCGGCATCGGGATCCACGGCTACGACTCCGACGTTGACGCGATGGCCGATCTGCTCGTGCATCTGAAAGCGATCTTCGAGGCCAACGGCAAGACACTGATGGTGATGCCGGTTCGTGGTGGCTAGGTTGGCGTGAGAGGATTCAAGCCGTGGCTCTCACCGATAGCGCCCAGACCATGCTCGATCAAATGGTCGCGGCGCATGAAGAGAGTGGAGCAGTGGTGATCTACGGTCGGCTGGACGAGGGCGAAGCGGGTGATGCGCGGTTGCTCGTCCGCGAGGGCTACGCGATGGCTCTGCCGCTGGGCACTCTATCCGACGGGAGCCAGGTGGTCCCGACGCCGCTCGGCCGTGAGTCAACGAGTCAACCGCCGCTGTCAACAACGAAGCCAACGCCACCCACAAAGCCGACGCCGCCATCGAAGCCGTCGGAGCCAGAGAAGCCGTCAGGGCCGTCGGAGCCAGAGAAGCCACCCGAACCCGAGAAGCCACCGGAACTGATCGAGCCAAAGCCACGACCGAAGCCGAAGCGCAAGTGACCGGCGAAGACGCTCGCAAGATCGTCAAGCAGGCAGCCGAGGCCGAGCGCCAGACGGTCAAGGTCGGACTCGTCGGCGAGGGCGGCTGGACGGCGAACGATGCGCTGCCGCGAGCACTGGCCGTCGTGGTCGCTGATCTGATCGAGCGCGTTGACGGGCTGACTGCTCGGATCGACGCGATCTCGCCGCCAAAGGTGTCCACGGGGGTCTAAGACACCCGGTTGGCCATGTTCGGCCGATTCTCCGGCGTTCTAAGGGCTTGGATTCGCCGACTTGATCGGATGCTCGCCTCCGTGGCGGCAAGTTCTGCACGCTGGTTGGGACGAGGCTACGGACGGCGTTACGATTCGGCGCGACATCGTCAAGGGAGGCCATCGTGGCTCTATCAGCAGCACAGCGGCGCAAGCTCCCGAGATCGGCGTTTGTGTATGCGCCGAAGAGTGCTCCGCGCTCCAAGTGGAAATACCCGGTGCCAACCAAGGCGCAGGCACGCAAAGCCGGGATCTCGGAGACATCGCGAGCCAAGATCCACAAGGCCGCGTTGTCTTACTCGGCCAAGCGATCAACGTCGGGTTCACACTCGACGGTGCGGGCCGTAGTCGCCAGGCGAAACGCTGGCGCGGTCAAATCGGTCGGGCGCAAGGGCCGATGATCGAGCGCGACGAAGTACAACCAACGCCGGAACCGAGCCGCGAGCCGTTCGATCCGCATCTGGGTCCGCTCGACAACGACGACGATGTGCGCTGGCTGCGCGACGACGATCCGCGCCGAATTGCGCGTGACAAGGGCGAGAAGCACTGGCATCCCGGCAAGCTGCTGCACAAGCTGAGAGGCGACGACTGATGGCGCTCAAACGAGTCTGGATCCCTTCGCCGAACTACTCAAGCCGTGGCGGCGCAGCCGTCAGATTGGTCGTTCTGCACACGGCCGAGGGTGCGTTGACGTATCAGAGCTTGGGCAATTTCTTCGCAAGCTCAAGCGCGGGCGTTTCGTCGCAAGTCGGCATAGACGACACGCCAAACACGGTCGGCGAGTACGTGTCGAGATCGAACAAAAGCTGGACGCAGGGCAACTTCAATCCGGCCAGCACGAGCGCCGAACTCTGCGCTTTTAGTGCGTGGGATCGGGCTGAGTGGGATCGGCATCCGACCATGCTCGACAACACGGCCAAGTGGGTCGCCGAAGAGTGCGCTCACTTCGGGATCCCGATCACGCGGCTGAATCCGAGCCAGGCGCAAGGATCGGGTCGCGGCGTTTGTATGCACGTCGATCTAGGAAGTGCAGGCGGCGGGCATTGGGACTGTGGCGACCACTTCCCGCTCGATCGCGTCTTGGACGCCGCTCGCAGCGGCGCGGGCATCGAACCGACAACAGAAGAGGGTGAGGATTTGATCACGTCAGCGGTGGCCGACAACGGGGCGATCCACGTCTTCTGGGTCGGCGAAGACGGCAAGACGGTTTGGTATCGCTACCAGCGCAAGGGCGAAACCGACTGGAACGACGGCGGGACGCTGTTGAAGTCAAACGAGAAGCTGGCCGGTCTATCGGCGACTACGAACGCAACCGGCACGATGGAGTTGTTCGGTCGCACGGCCGACGGCAATCCCGTGCATACGTGGCAGCGCAAGGGCGAAACCGCTTGGCACGGTGGCGAGCAAGGCAAGTCGAAGGCTGCGTTTACGGGACTGCCGAAGTGACCACCCCCGTCTAGTGGGCCTATGCATATTTTCGTGGCCGTTGGTAGATGAACGCCAAGGCCAGGGTCTATTTGATCGTGTTCTCGGTGGCGATGATGGGCGCTGCTGTGATCGTGCTCGTCAAGAACCAAAGCCTCTCAACCGAACTGCTCGGTGGCGTGGCGTTTCTCGGTGGACTAGCTGTGCTGATCAACGCAGTGCTCGACATCACCGGCAACGGCAACCATCACGACGACAACGAGCGTGGGCGGTAGAGGAACTACCAGGCCAGCCGACGACGAGTCGAGAGGGTCGCCAGTAGAACCCCGAATCCGATGACATCCACCATCACGAACGAAGCAAGACCCCACATGACCCCAAGCACAAACGTCGTGGACACCCTCAAACCGACGACCGTGCTCGGCCGCGAAAGCTGGCCGGATGGTGCCCAGAGTGATCGGTAGACCCCCGAAGTCGTTCGAGCAGCGGGTCGTGGAGGGTGGCGACGTGAGTCACCGGCCGCTGCCCGAGCCGGTCAGCGTCGGCGGGCGAGCGACCGAGATGATCGAGGCTCCGGCGTGGCTGGCGAAGGACGCGAAGGCGTACTGGAACCGCCAGGTGCCGCAGTTGGTCGAGGTCGGGCTGGTCGATCTCGTGGACGGGCCGGTGTTGGAGATTCTGGCGACCGCGTATGCGGAGTGGCGGCGGGCCACGCGAGCAATCAATCGTCACGGTCTGCTGCTGCCAGGCTCGCACGGCGGGACGATCATCAACCCGGCCGTCCGCGCTCAGCGTGACGCGGCGATCCTGATCCACCGCTACGCCGAGCAGTTCGGACTCATGCCGCTAGCGCGGACGCGGCTCGGGTTGCAGGGGATCAGGGCGCAGTCGATGCAGGCCGAGCTAGACCGGGCGCTCGCCGACGAAGCCGTGCCGGTGGACGGTGAGGTCGTCAGTGACGACGACGACGCCGGACTCCCGACGTAGCTACGTCCGGGGCGAGGGCGCACGAGTCCGGCGCTTCGGCGAGCGATACATCGTCCAGACGAAGGGCCGCTGGGCGGGCAACAAGCTGATCCACCAGCCGTGGCAGCACCAGTTTCTCGATGAGTTGTTCCTTCGCTACGACAACGGCGAGCGCGTTTACCGCGAGGCGCTGCTGGGCATTGCTCGCAAGAACGGCAAGAGCACCACCGGCTCAGAGGTCGCGCTGTACGGGCTGATGGGCACGCCGGAGCACTCGCCGGAGGTTTACGCGGCAGCGGCGGCGAAGGATCAGGCAAGGGTCGTGTTCGGTCAGAGCACTGACTTTGTGGAAGCCTCGCCGCTGCTGCGCCAATGGCTCAAGCCGCAGCGGTCGGTGATCTACTGCAAGGCCAACCGGGGCATCTTCCGGGTGCTGGCGTCCGACGCGCCGCTGCAATACGGGCTGAACCCGAACATGGTCGTGATTGACGAGCTATGGGCGCACGCCAACCCGGAGCTTTACTACGCGCTGACGACCGGCCAACTGGCGCGGTTGGATCCGCTCGTCGTGTCGGCTACGACGGCCGGGTTCGATCGCGACACGATCTGCCACGAGCTATACGAGCGCGGCGTCGGGCTGCGCGACGAGGGCGGGATCGCGGCGATGCGGAAGGCCCGGTTCCTGTTCTGGTGGTACGAGGTCGATGCCCAAGCCGACTACCGCGACGAGTCGGTCTGGAAGCAGGCCAACCCGTCGGACTGGATCACGCTGGACGTGCTGCGCCACGAGCACGAGCGGCTGCCCGAGTCGGTCTTCCGGCGACTGCATCTCAACCAGTGGACCGAGACAGACGAGGCGTGGGTCAAGACGTGGGAGTGGGATGCGTGCCGGGGCCGTCCGCTGTTCGACACGAGCCAGCCGAGCTACATGGCCGTCGATGTCGGGATCCGGCGCGACTCGGCGGCGATCATCTGGGGCCAGTGGCACGGCGAGCAGCTACACGTCGGGCACCACATCCTGATCCCGCACGACGAGGGGCCGGGGTTCGGCGTGGCCGACATCCGGGGCGAGGTCGCTCGGCGGGCGTCGGTGCAGGCGCAGCTACGCGAGTGTGACTTCGACCCGTGGCAGTTCTTGGAGTCGGCCGAGATCCTTGCCGAGCGCGGCTTCCCGATGGTCGAGTTCCCGCAGAACGCGGCGCGGATGGCTCCGGCGTCCGAGACTCTGTACGAGTTGATCACCGAGCGCCGGATCGTCCACGACGGCAACGCCGAGCTAAAGCGCCAGATCCTCTCGGCCGTGGCAGCGCCGACCGACCGGGGCGGCTGGCGGATCTCCAAGCGCCGCAGCCAGGAGCGGATCGACGCGGCGGTGGCGCTGGCGATGATGGCCGACCGGGCGGTGACGCTGCGCCATGCGGTCCCGAAGCGGGCCACCGTCCACTTCTAAGAGTTCCCGAAGTCCTGCGTCCAGGGCTTGACTCTAGCTACAGTTGAGCTATAGTTATGGGTGCAGGACAGGACCACCGCGAAGTACCGAAGCCCCCAGAGTACGGAGCAAGAGCCTACGGTCGGTGAGCGCAAGCGAAACCCGGCTTTATGAAGCTCCCCCGCGTGAGCGGCCCCCGAAGGCAAGCGGCGAGTGAAGCGGTAACAGACGGCAGACCAAAGCTGAGTGCAACCCGGAGTGGCCACGATGGGGGAGAGCAAGCAGAGGCGAGCCGTCCGGTCCAGTCCCAACTTTTCCCGCTCCCAAGCAGAAGGGGGGTCGCAAGATTCCGCGAACTGACCTAGTGGGAGAGCAGCTTGGTTCGTCATGCCGTAGACCACAATCCGGTTAGCCCGACAAGCTGCGCTTCACAAGAGAGCCGGTCCCGACATTGGGATCGGCTCTCTTTATTCGTAGGTGAAGCCCGCGCCGAGCGTACCTTCACCGGCCGGGGTGATCACATACACGTCGAACGCACCGGCCCCGGCTTGAGCGGGAGTGGTGCAGGTAAGTTCGGTGTCGTCCACGACGACGAGCGCCGTGGCGTCTTGCATCCCGAACCGCACGGCAGTCGCGCCAGTGAACCGCTCTCCCGTCACGGAAACCGGAGTCTCGCCCGCGACCGGCCCGTTGCTGGGCGTGCAGGCGGCCGGGGCAGGCTTCGTGAGGTCGTAAGTCCAGGCCGCAGAGTCGCTGTTCCCGGCCGCGTCGGAGACTGTCACGGAGTTGGTGCCTTCATAGGGCGTGGCACCCGTCACGGCGGTGATCTGCTCGTCGCTGTCCACGGTGAAGGTCGCGGGCGTACCGGCAAATACCACATCCGTGACCGAAGCGAGTCCCGAGCCGGTCAGCACGACCGACGTGCCGCCCGCTTTGGGTCCGTGGTCGGGCGATACGTCGGTGATGGCCGGGGGTTCTGACGGCGCGTCTGGCTCTGATCCGGGGTGCGTTGCGAGGTCGGCCGTGGCGTTGACGATGATCCACCCCGCCTCTTGCTGCTCCACGACTTGCGTGACCGGGACGATGGCGCAGTCGGCTTCGAGCCATTCCCAAGCGTCGGCGGTGCTGTTGTCCAAGACGAACTCGGCGAGGCTGCCCGCTTCGACGGTGTTCTGATCGACCGTGACCGCATGGCCGTTTGGGTTGGCGATCTGGACGGTGATGTCGGTCATGCGGCTCCCCTTCGGCTCGTGTTGCCGGAGATAGTACGCTCCCGATCGTGGCGCTCGCCGATATGCCAGCGTTGACACCGGCCGCGTGGCTGCAATTCCTAGAGCCACGGCTTGACGCGCAAGTGGCAGCGATCCAGACGCCGGAGGACTACTTCAACGGCGAGCACCGGCTGGCGTTCGCGACTGCGAAGTTCCGCGAGGCGTTCTCCCGGTTCTTCCCGCCGCTGGCGAACAACTGGATGAAGATCGTCGTGGAAGCGCCGGTCAGTCGGCTACAGATTCAAGGCTTCCGGTTCGACCCCGATCCCAAAGCGGCGACGTGGGAACTCGATGCCGACGTGGATGCTTGGAACGTCTGGCAGGCGAACGGCATGGACGCGCTGTCGCGCATCGTCCACACCGACGCGATCAAGCTCGGCACGTCGTTCGTGTTGATCCAGCCGCCGAACCCGCTCGATCCCTACAACAAGCTGCCGGTGCTCACGCCGGAGCACGCGAGCCAGTGCTACGTCTACCGCAACCCGGCCAACCTCAAGGAACGCTGGGCGGCGATCAAGCGGTGGATTGACGACATCGACGGCTACGCCTACGCCACGGTCTACCTGCCGACGGCGGTCTATACGTGGCGGTCGGTCGAGCGCCCGCGCCAGGGTCGCGGCGACGATTTCTTCGTATCGCAGCGCAAGATTCAATGGACCCGCAACGATGCCGACCCCGGTGGGCTGAACCCGATGGGCGTCGTGCCGCTCTGTCCGATCGAGAACAACCCGGACTTGCTTTACGGCGGGCGCTCGGATCTCGAAGCGGCGATTCCGATTCAGGACGCCGTCAACAAGTATTGCCTTGATATGCAGGTATCGAGCGAGTTCCACGCCTACCCGCAGCGGTGGGCGACCGGCTGGGAGCGGGCCGTGGACGAGACTGGCCGCGAACTGACCAACCGCGAGGTCGAGGTCGCGATGGGCCAGACGCGGATCGTGCGCTCGGACTCGCATGACACGCAGTTCGGTCAGTTCTTGGCGGGCGACGTGAACAACTACATCGCGCCGCTGGATCTCTACATCGACCACTTGGCGGCGATCACGCAGACCCCCGTCTACTACCTCAAAGGCAAGCTCGCCAACCTCTCGGCCGATGCCATGCACGCGGCCGACCAGGGGCTAGTCGATCGCGTCAACGCCAAGATTCTCTCGTTCTCTGACGGCTGGGAAGAGGTTCTGCGGACGGCGTTCCTCGCACTGCGCGATACCAAGCGCGGGCACGCGCAGCAGGCCGAGGTCATTTGGGCCGACCCCGAGTCCAAGTCGCTCGCGGTGCTCGTGATGGCGGCGGTGCAGATGCGTAGCTACCTCTCGGTGCCGATCGAGATGTGCTGGGAACTGCTCGGCTGGTCGCCGCAGAAGATCCGCCAGGCGCGGGACATGATGAATCTGCCGCCAGGGGGTCCGGTCGGAGCTTCCGCGCTGCCACCGCCAGGCACGAATGGCTCCAACGTGCCGGGGCAGCCAGCGACACAGAACGCAGCCGCGCCGACGGCCAATCAGTTCGAGCCGCAGGCTGCCGTGCCGCCGCCGACGCCGATCGCTGCGCCGAAGAAGATTTGATCCAACGGCCAGCCGGGTAGCTGCTTGGGCGTGATCATCCTTGGACTCATCCTTATCCTGCTCGGCCTTCTGATCCCGAAGGTCGCGGTGCTGTTCACGATCGGGATCATCGTCTTGATCGTCGGGCTGGTGCTCGCGGTCGCTGGCGGCGTGGGACACCCCGTCGGCGGGCGCAGCCGTTGGTATTGATCGGCATCTAGTTCCCGCGTGGGAACCGAAGGTGTCCAACCGGGGGTGTCACACCCCCCGTTGGACAAGTTCGCCCGTGCGGCGCTACGATTCGCGCCAATCGTGACTGATGAGACAACCGGGCCGGACCCGGACGACAGCACGAACACGCCTCCCGGCGACGGGGGGGATGACCAGGGGTCAAACGAGCCGGAACCTCTGACGGGGCAGGCTGCCCAAGATGAGATCCGGCGTCTTCGTGGCGAGAATCGGTCAGTGCGGCGCGAGCGCAACACGCTCCGCGATCGAACCAAGCAGCTAGAAGACCAAGGCAAGACCGAAGTGGAGCGCGAGCGCGACCGAGCCAACACGGCCGAGCGTGAGCGCGACACCGAGCGGTCCAAGGCGAGCAAGTACGAGATCGCTGCCGAGGTTGGGCTGCCGCTGCGCTCTGCGAAGCGAATCCAGGGCGGCAACCGCGAAGAGATGGTCGAAGACGCGAAGGCGCTGATGAAAGAGATGGGCGAGCCGGACAACGGCACGACCACCGACTTTCACGGTGGCGTTCGCGGTCCAGCAGTCGGCAGGCCGAAGACGATGAACGATCTCATCCGTCAAGCGGCCGGTCGTCGCTGAATCCATCTTTTCCAGCAAAAGGCGGTTGTTGACGATGGCTGACGAGGCCAAGACGAGCGCGGCTCCCCGCGAGAAGACGGGCGCAGCCAAAGACAAGGCCGCTGCCGGAGCGGCGGAACTGCGCGAGAAGGCGCAGGAGCAGGGCTACTTCGGCGATCGGCCGGAGCAGCCGGACTACGACGAGAACCCGAGCGCCTTCGACTCGCTCTTGGCTGCCAAGAAAGCCGAGATTGCGGCGATGGAAGCGTCGGTCGGAGGGGAGGCGTAAGCGATGGCGTACAACACTCAGACCACGCGCTCCGACGCAGCGGCACTCGTTCCCGAGGAAGTCTCGAACGAGATGCTGACCAACTTGTCGGCAGAGTCGGCGACGTTGCAGATGTTTCGGCGCGTCCCGGTCGCAGCCGCGCAAGTCCGGTTCCCAATCCTCTCCGCGCTCCCGATGGCCTATTGGGTCAACGGCGATACCGGCCTCAAGCAGACGACCGAGATGGCGTGGGGGAACAAGTATCTGAACATCGAAGAGATCGCGGTCGTCTGCCCGATCCCCGAGAACGTGCTGGACGACGTGCTCGACCAGGGCAACATCGACATCTGGGCAGAGATCGAGCCAGCGGTGACGGCCGAGATTGCCCGCACGCTCGACTCGGCGGTGTTCTTCGGCAACAACGCTCCGGCGACGTTCCCGACTAACGTGGCGGCTGCCGCCGCAGCGGCGGGCAACGCGCAAGTCGAGGGCGCGGCGGTCGCTGCCGGTGGGATTCAGGACGACATCGACGCGGCGCAAGGGCTGATCGAGGCCGACGGCTTCGATGCCGACGGGATCGTGGCCGTGCGGACGTTCCGAGGCAAGCTGCGTCGTCTGCGTAACACGCTCGGCGACCGGATGTCCGGCACCGACCCGGCGCTCACCGAGTACAACGGGCTGCCGATCGCGTATCCGATGCGCGGGCTGTGGCCGGGTGGAACCGGCGCGGTCGAAGCGTTCATCGGCGAGTTCCAAAGCCAGTTCGTGATCGGTGTCCGGCGCGACATCACGATGAAGCTGCTGGATCAGGCTGTGATCACGGACAACACGAACGCGATCATCTACAACCTGCCGCAGCAGGACATGGTCGCGATGCGGTTCACGTTCCGCGCCGGGTGGCAAGTCGCCAACCCGATCAGTTGGGACCAGCCGGTCGAGGCCGATCGCTACCCGGTCGCGACGGTCCACCTTCCGTGAGGGCTGCGCGGGGGTCTGGGCTTCACGGGTCCAGACCCCCGCACAGTCAGTCAGTGATCAATGTCCGATTTCCCGCTCACCAACGCTTACAACCAGGACGAGGCCGACCGGGCGCAGCTATGGCGCGACCAGCGGGCCAATCGGTTCGCGTTCCGGGCGCAGTTGCAGGCCAGTCTCGTCGGCGACCCGAACGCCGCCTACGCGCTGCGCGGCAAGACGCAGGCGTGGCTCGACTACCGCGCAGACCAGGCGATCCCCTACGTCCAAGACGACGACCCCGACACGATCCCGGTCACGAACCAGGACTTGAACTACCTCTGAGATGAGCACCACCGAATCACCGATCATGGACATCGACTACGAGGCGGTCGATGTCGCACAGATCACGCCGACGGTCGGTGACGTGGCGCTGCTGACGCACACGCGCACGCTCAACGAGGCGGGCGACGAGGTCGGCACCTACGACGCCGACACGCGACCGACCGACGTGGAGTGCGCGGCCGTGATCACTCAAGCGATGCAGACCGTGCTCTCGGTGCTCCCGTTCCAGTTCTCGGCGGCGGCATATCCCCGCGTCAAGCAGGCCGTGACGTTGCAGGCGGCGATCTATGTGGAGTTCGGCTTCTACCGCGAGCAGGCGGTGGCGGGTTCGGCTGCCGGATACACGGCGGCACTCAGCGCGACGATCGCCGGGATCCAACTGATCATCGGTGGCGGCGGCGCTGGGACGCGAGTTGATTCGCCGGTCGTGCGCTCCACGATGACCGACTACGACCCCTACTACCCGGCACCACCGCCGAAGGTGATCGTGGAGATCCCCGGAGACTGAGAGATGGCCGTCCAGAACATTGTCGAGGTCATCGGCGGCGACAAGCTGTCGGCGCTGCTCGGCCAGATGTCCGAACGCGCCGCCAATATGACCGAGGTCTTCCAGGGCGAGATCCGCTACATGGAAGAGTTCGAGCAGAGCTTGTTCGCGGGCTACGGCGGCAGGTACGTCAAGACCGGCAAGCTCCGGGCATCGCTGACCGAGCCGGGAGCGGACGCCGTCCGCGACGTGAATCCGAAGGGCATGGTGTTCGGCACGCACGTCTTCTATGCCCGCTTCCAGACCGAGCACATCGGGCCGCAGACGGCTCGCGGCGGGCTGGCGCGAAGCGGCGCGAACATGGTCGTCCAGCAGCCACCCGATCTCGGCGAGCGCGTCACCGCCAAGCTCGGCGATCACATCATGGGCACCGAATGAGCGTGCCGCCGCCAGTCGTGTCGCTGGGCACGCTCGGGCCGGTCGTGCTCTCGACGGATGTCGATCTGGCGCTGATCGCGGCGTTGCAGAAGTGGGCACCGACCTATCTGCGCCCGATGTCGCAGAAGGTGCCGACGAGTAAGGCGATGCCGCTGCCGCGCACGTACACGAACACGGTCGAGAACTACGAGTGGCTGGATCACCAGCTACCGGCGATCGTGGTCGAGACAAGCTCGGCGATCGCCGCTGTCGGCGGGCCGAACACGTTCTATCGGGTGGACTGGCGCACGGCCGTATCGGTGATCGTGCGCGGCCGACGGCCGCAGGAAACGCGGCGGCTGGCGTCGATCTTCATGGGCGCGGTCACGCTCTGCGTCGTCCAGAAGGGGCGCACGCCGGATGTCATTGACGACTTGCGTTATCTGTCGATGACGCTCGGACCCGTGCCGGACGCGACGGATCGCACGCGCTATCTGGCCGGGGCCACCGCAGTCTTTACCACGATGACCAACGTCGCAGTCCAAGGGAGCGGGGGGCCGGAGATCCCCGACGCCGATTCGTATGTCGGCGAAGCCACGGTGACTGAGATTGATCTGACCATCGCGGGCGAATCAGTGTCAATCGGAGGAACCGGAGGGAGCTAGATGACCGTCACTGTCAACGAGCGCACTGCACCAGCGGCGGCGGGCGCTCCGACCGACATTAGCCAGTTGTTCGCGGCCGGGGTTCTGACTCCCGCGCCGACCGCAGTGCTGGGGCCGCTGCACTCCACCGCCGACTTCGAGGGCGCGATCGAGGGCGGGCGCAACGTCAACCCCGTGCTCTGGGACTACCTTGACGTGGCCTACCGCAACGGGCTGACCACGGCTTACGTCGGCGGCTATGACGCGACCGGCGACTTTGCGACCGGGCTGGGGCTGTTCGACCCCAAGCTGGGACCGGGCCAAGTCACGATCGTCGGCGAGACTCCGGCGCAGGCCGTGCAGCAGGCAATCGCCGATCACGTCAACGCCTACAACCGGATCGGGCTGATCGACGTGGGTCCGACCGACGCCGATGTGGCCACGACCACGGCGCATGGCGACAACGCGATGGCGATCGTTGGCTCGCAAGAGAACGTCGGCGTCTTCGGCTCGTGGATCAACGTGGCCGGACCCGCTGGCGTCGTCGGCTCGGGCGGGCGCGTCGTCCCGGCGTCGGCGGCAATCGCCGGACTCTGCTCGCTGGTCGATCAGGCGGGCAACCCGAACCGCGCAGCCGGTGGCCGTGACTTCCCGTTGCAGTATGCGTCGTCGTTCGTCTGGGATCCGAACGACTCCGACCGGGCGGCGTGCTTCCAGCATGGCGTGAACATGTTCAAGGACGTTTACCGCGTCCTTGAGAACTACGGGTTCGTGACGCCGATCCCCCGCGATCCGAGCACGCCGTTCTGGCAGTTGAACTGCTCTCGGGCGCGGATGTGGCTCAAAGCGCAGTGCATGGCTGTCGGCGAGAACTACTACATGCGGACGATCGACGGCCAGGGCAAGCTCGCGGCGCGGTTCGGAGCCGACTTGGCGCTGGTCTGCAAAGACCTACACGACGCTGGCGGGCTGTACGGCAACACGCCGGACGAGGCGTACAACATCAACGTCAGCGTGACGGTCAACACGGCGGCGACGGCGGCAGACGCCACGCTCAAAGGAATCGCCGAGGTCAAGTTCTCTCAGTACGCCGACACGGTCGTGGTCGATCTCGTCAGCGTGCCGATCCAGGGCGTGATCTCGTGAGCGACAAAGTGAAAGTGAGGATGCGATGACGTACATCCGCGAAGACCAAGCGGACATCGGACTGTCGGTCGATGGTGCTGCGTTCGGCGACGGCAACTCGTGGTGTACCTACACGGGCGGTGCGCTGACGGCTGCCGACGCCAAGACGCGACCGGGCGGGATGGGCAAAGAGATCAACATCGGCGGGCCAGCCGCACGCGGCGATGCCACGCTGACGATCCAGAACTCGGACGTGATGGTCGGCCAGCACCCGAAGCTCGAAGACCGCGTCGGCAAGGGCCGAGCGGTCGTGTCGATCCAGTATCTCGACATCGAGGGCATCGCGATCCCCGGCGCGAGCTTCCGGGTCACGGGCCGCGTCAAAGAGGCGCATCTGCCCGATGTGAACTTCGACTCGGGCACGCAAGGCATGTATACGGTCGTGGTCGGCTGCGACGAGCGCAGGGCGTGAAAGCCAAGGCCAAGGCGAAGACCACCCGAGGCAAACACCGCCGCAAGGGCACGCACGGCCACGCGATGCGAACCAAGAAGACCAAGAAGCCGCACACGACGACGCAGCGCAGGCGCAAGTTCGTCTGCGGTGGGTCGGGCAATCCGATGTCACCGGCTCAGTTCAACCGCATCATGCAGCAGGTGCAAAAGCGGCAGAGACAGCATCCGTAAACGTGGCCAGCGGGGGGTGACACCCCGGCTTGGCCACCTTCCAAAGTGAGAGTGGACGATGGAAGACGTACCAGTGAATGTGATCGCCGAGGAAGCGACCGAACCCAATGGCAGTGGGCCACGGCTCGGCTCGCTGGCGGCGAGGATCGCGCAGCGGCGCGACGAGCTAGAGCGCCGGGAAGACGACCTAATCGACGTGCCGGGGTTCGAGGATGTCTTCAAGCTGCAAGTCAAGCCGGTCGGCTCCAAGTCGCAGCAGCGGATCGTGGACCGCCACGAGCGCATCCACGACAAGGCGCTGCGCGGCTCCTACATCAACGCGGACATCTTGGTCGCGGCCACGGTCGGGTTCTGGGAGGTCATGCCGAACGGCACGCCGGAGTCGGTCGAGGGCATCACTTGGAAAGACGTGGCGATGTCCAAACGGCCAGAACTCGGGCCGGAGTTGACGCATCGCCAGGCGTTGCTCGCGGTGATCCCCGATCACATGCTCAACCTCTTCGCGACGAACTACATGGACTGGCTGCGCGGGACCGAGGTCAGCGTCAGCAAGGATCTAGAGAAGGATTTCTAGGGGATCCCGTCGTGGAACTGGTCAAGAACTGCTCGCTGTTGCGGATCCCGGTCGATAGCGGGCGGCTGTTCGACGGCGACGAGGATTACGAGATCGCGATGTGGGCGGTAGTCGAGCGGGTGTCTGACCACAACCGGGTCGAGAACGAGCGCATGGAACGGCAGGCGAGGCATGGCTGATCGCGCCGAGAGCTTGCTGATTCGGATCAAGACCGAAGGCGCGGACATCGCGTCCGAGCAGTTTTCGCAGCTTCACAAGGGGCTGGACAAGAACATCGCCGGAGCCGGGAAGGCGCACCAGACGTTCGGCAAGCTCGGCGCAACGTTCGGCCACGTCGGCGGGATGGTGCAGAACCTTGCCGGATACGTGGGCGCTGGCGGCTTGGCGCTCGGACTCAAGGACGCGATCACCAACGCGCAGGATCTCCAACAGAACCAGGCGTTGCTCGGACGCTCGATCCGCGTCAACGTCCACCGGCCGACGGCCGAGGCCACGAAGCAGATGAACGAGTACGCCGACTCGCTGTCGATCAAGGGCGGCTTCACCGCGCCGGAGAACTTGCAGGCGATGACGCAGTTCACCCGCGTAACCGGCTCGCAGCAGAAGGCGATGAGCGATCTCACGATGGCGACCAATGTGGCCCGTGGCGCTCACGTCGATTTCTCGCGGGCCGAGCGGACGATCCTGCTGGCCGAGGCGGGCCGCACGACCGGGCTGGCGCGGCTGGGGATCTCGCTCGTCAAGGTCACGTCGGCGCAAGACGCGCTCAAGTCGGGGATACAGAAGATCACCCCGGAGCAGGCGCGACACGCCAAGCTGCTCGATCAGGAGGCAACCAAGCAAGAGGCGCTGCGGCTGATTCAGCAGAAGTTCGCCGGATCAACGAAGACGTTCGCGACCACGTCGGCGGGGATGATGAACATGTTCCGCAACACCGTCGATCTGCTCTCGGAGAAGATCGGGCTAAAGCTGCTGCCCTACGTGGACAAGGCTGTGACGTGGCTGGGGAAGTTCGTGGATCAGATGATCCACGGGACCGGCGAGGGCGGCAGGGTGGCGCGGATGGTGAGCACGCTCGCGAACGAGTTGGGGAAGCTGCTCAAGTGGGTGCTCGCCAACTACAAGGCGATTTTGCTGTTCTGGGGCGTCTGGAAGGCGTTCACGATCTCGCTCAAGCTCGGGCTGGTGCTGATGCAGGCGTGGAACGCGCTCAAGACCGCGCAGAACATGCGAAACGCGGCGGCGGCGATGTCGGCGATGACGGGCGAGACTGGCGGGCTGTCGGCGGCGTGGACGGTGCTCGATGAAGAGATGGACGCCAACCCGATCGGGCTGGTGATCATCGCGATCGCGGCGCTCGCGGTCGGGATCTATGAACTGTGGAAGCACTGCAAGGTCTTCCGCGACATCGTCAAGGACATCTGGTCGGTGCTCAAGACGTTCGCGGGCTATCTGGTCACGGGCGTGAGCGTGGCCATCGGCTTCGTGATCAAGCACTGGAAGCTGTTCATGCTGGCGTTCGGGCTGACCGGGATCGTGATCGACATCGTCGTGACGCACTGGAAGCTGTTCAGGAAGATCGTCGGCGACATCATCGACTGGCTCGTGGGCGCGGTGAAGGTGGCCGTCAAGGTGATCTCGACGGTCTGGGGCACGCTGACCGGGATCCTCTCCGCGCCGTTCTCGTGGGTCTGGAACAAGGTCATTCATCCGGTGATGAACTGGATCGTCGGCGCGGTGCGGTGGATGGTCAACGAGGTCGGCAAGCTGCTCGGCAAGATCACCGGGCCGCTGGGCAAGGTCGTCGGCGCGATCGGCAAGGTCACGGGGGGGGCGATACACGGATTTGGCAAGTTGACCGGGATCCACTTGCAGACGGGCGGCTATGCGCGGGGCGATGGCTCGTATCTGGTCGGCGAGCGCGGACCCGAGATGGTGCATCTGCCGCGTGGTGCCTACGTCACGCCGAACGGTGGCGGCGGTGGCGGCGGTGGCGGCGACATCGTGCTCTACAACGTGCTCGACGGCAAGGTGCTGTCGAAGTCGGTCGTCCGGCAAGGGCTGATGCAACAGAGCAAGATGTGAGATGCCCGAGGGACTGCTAGGCCAACTGATCACGTTCGCGTCGGTGCTCGATCCCGACGAGAACTACACGAGGTACTTGAACGTCCGGGTCGGCTCCAACCAGACGATCAAGAAGCTCGCGGCGCAGCGCGGCGAGCCGAACATGGCAGCGGAGATCCTGAAACTCAACAAGGGCAAGCACATCCTGCCGATCGTGCGCGACAAGCACCACAAGATCGTCAAGCGCCAACCGGGACTCCGCTCGGTCACGCAGAAGCTCCGCGATCACGCGACCGTCCGCATACCGGGCACGCTCAAGTCCGGCGATGCGTTCTCGGTGCTGGCGGGCGACAACCGGCCGAAGATCACGGCGGGCTATGCCAAGTACGACACGGTCGATGTCCCGAGCCGGATCGGGCTGAGTCGCTTCGACGGCTACGACCCGGTCGCGATGGAGATCGCGATCCAGTTCGAGGCGTACACGGGCGACGACATCACTTGGGTCGAGCGCGACATTCAGAAGCTCGAACGGATGGCCGGTCGCGGCCAGTACCCCGGCGCGGCGATCGGGCCACCGTCGGTGATCCGGCTGTCAGTCTCAGACAACCAGGGCAACATCGTGCCGCTGATCCCGACGAACTACCAGTGGACGCCGCACAACACGCACGCGCCGCTGTACCGGATCACCGGGATCGTGTGGGCCGACGGGGCGCAGTCGGACGACAAGGGGCGGCGCACGCGCCAACTGGCCACGGTCACGGTCACGCAATACACGCCGCTGATCTGGACGATCCGCTCGGCGAGCCAGCGCAGCCGCACGAAGAGGCATCACTAGATGGCGACCACGCCAGCACTGCAACTCGTTCCCGAGTCCTTCGATGACCCGGTAGTCGCGGGGATTCTGCGCGACTACGAACTGACCGAGACAGACAAGCAGATCATCGCCGAGTCGCTGGTCGAGGGCAAGAAGCACTCGAAGTCGCTGGTCAAGAGCCACGGGCTGCACTCGACGGATCTGGCGCGGGCGATCACGACCGTCGCGATCGACCTACAGAGCGCGGGAGCGCCGTCGCTGGTGATCACGATGCTCGATCCGACGTGGCGGCTGCTCGACTCCGGGTTCTTCGACGTGGACGCCGACGGCAAGCTCGACAACATCGACATCAACTACCCGGATCGCTCGCGGTTCTGGTGGCGGCTGCACCAGTTCTCGCCCCAAGACGACAAGTCGATCCAGATCACGCTCTTGCCGTGGGCCGTGGTCGAACTGATGAACATGTACGGGCCGATCAAGGTCAACCGCGCCAGCCGCACGCGGGCCGAGTTCTTCAAGCTGCTCGTGGAGAAGATCCCGGTGATGCCGGGTCGGCCGAAGCCGACGTTCTACTGCAAGCAACTCGACATCAAGCAGCCGGTCGGCTCGGGCACTTCGACGGCCAACCAGACGAGCAAGTCAAGCTCGAAGTCCAAGCAGGGGCAAGCGGCCAAGTCCGTCGGGATCGGGACCAACGCGCACGATCTCACTTGCCGGGGCCAGGGGCTTTCATCGAGCCAGCAGGCCGTCGTGAACACGATCCTGCAAGTCGGTGACTCGCTGCACGCGCCGACCAACGCACTGATCGCGGCGATCTACGCGGCGATGGGCGAAACCAACCTCTCGTTCAACAACACGTTCCAGTACACCGGGGTCGCGGCCAAGTCCACGGCCGAAGAGGCGCACGAGTTCTTCATGGGCACGGGGCCGTTCGGCAACGGCGGCGCGATCCACCTTGCCAACGCCGGACACCCCCCGGCGCAGATCGCCAACGCTTGCGAAGTCAACGCCGTCTACATCCAGTCGGGCGGGTCGAGCGCGAACCCGAACGCTCCCGGCGACAGCTATGCGCGACAGTCCGACCCGCCGAAGGTCAACGAGGCCGCAGCGATCGTGCAGGCAGGCGGCGGCGGCTCGGCGGGCGGTTCGCTGACGATCGAAACGACGCAGCCGTATTACTTCCAGATCAACGCGGGCGAGGACTACTGGACGGGGATGAACCGGCTCGCGCAAGAGGTCGTGTGGGATCTGATCGCCGACGGCGAGCGGTTCTACTACGACGCCGAACTGACACTGATCCGCCAGAAGGTCGCGACCGTGCTCCACCGCGACGATCCAAGCGTGATCTCGTGGCACTACGATTGGGAGAACCGCCACGTCATCACGGAGATGACGTGCTCGGTGATCTGCGAGCCGTTCGCGTTCTCGGCGGGTGAGGTCTGGCAGATGGACGGCTTCGGGCCGGGAACGGTCGGCTCGACGGCCAAGCCGCCGCTGCCGGGGCGTTGGCTGATCACCGAGATCCAGCGGACCAAGGGCGATGCGTTCTCGGTGTTCACGCTCAAGCAGCCGGTGCCGCCCAAGAAGGAACCGGCACCGCAAGTCACGCAGACATCGGCGTCGGTCAAGGGCGGCAACATCTCGGCCGCGCTCGGGTCGCTGCCGCCGCGCAGTGTCGAGGCTTGCTACAAGGCCGCGCAACTGATGGACGCGATGAAGATCCCCTACTCGCAGGGGTCGCGCACGCTCGTCGCGCACCCGCCGAGCGCCGACTGCTCAAGCTCGACAAGCTGGATGCTGTGGATGGCCGGGTTCACGCTGCCCGGTGGGATCAACAAGGCGGGCCAGTGGCCACCCGTGTCGGGCGCTTACGAGTCGTGGGGCGACCCCGGCAAGGGCAAGACGATGACGATCTGGTGCAACGCCGACCACGTCTTCACCGAGTTCTACGTGCCGGGACTCGGGCACATGCAGTTCAACACGTCGGGCGGCGGCAACGGGCCGCGTCTGTTCGCATGGGGAGCCAACGGCCAGGCTGACGCCGCGTCCGGCTCGTTCACCGCAAGACATCCTCCGGGGCTGTAGTCGCGATGGGCACCAGCGATCTGACATCACTCTCTCGGGGCGGCGGCTCGGGCGGGCCGAACCCGGCTGTCGGGCAGAACGCACGCGGGCGCATCGAACGCGCTCCGGCGAGCGATTCGGACTCGCTCGTCGTGGTCGTGCCGGACTTCTCGTCAATGTTCGGCTACGAAGTCCCGCCGAGCCAGTGGGAGCACGCGCCGAACCTCCCGGCTCGCGGCGCTCAGTGCCTCACGGTGTTCGATGACAAGGGCGACGTGTGGGTGCCGCTGTGGGACGGGATGGAGGTCGGCGGCATCGGTGAGCCGGGACCAGCGGGACCGACCGGGCCGGAGGGACCGGAGGGGCCGACCGGACCAGCGGGGCCGACGGGACCGACCGGACCGCAGGGCGTCCAGGGCGTCCCAGGCGCTACAGGAGCGCCAGGAGCGGCCGGGGCGCAGGGTCCGAAGGGTGACACCGGGGCGACCGGCAGCCAGGGCCAGCGAGGGTCGCTGTGGTACTCGTACATGGGCACCGGGACGCCGCCCGCTGGCACGTTCGCGGGCGAGGCCGACGGCGACTACGCGGTGCGCTCGAACGACGGCGAGTTGTTCAAGCGTGTCTCTGGCGCGTGGGTCGATCAGACGTTCACGATCAAGGGTGCGACCGGCGCGACCGGGGCGCAGGGACCGCAGGGCGCGACGGGGGCAACGGGACCGGCAGGCGCGACGGGTGCGACGGGGCCGCAGGGCGCGACCGGGGCGACGGGTGCCCAAGGGCCGCAGGGACCGGCAGGCGCGAAGGGCGCGTGGCCGGGTTACGGCGTTTACAGGAGCAGCAACTACGGGCTTGCGGCGGGCTGGCAGGGCGTGGCTTGGGATCAAACTGAGTTCTCGGGTGACGGCAGCGTCGGGTGGAACGGCCAGTTCGTCGCGCAGGCGGCGGGCTGGTATTTGGCGTCTTTCACCAGTCTGATCCAGAACGCGCAGGGCGGTCAGATCGAGTGCGCTTGGGGCTTCAACAGCAGCTACTACGTGCGCGTTCCGCTCGGCAACACGTACTACTACTCGCTGTGTACGACGCGGGTCTTCTATCTTGGCGCTGGCGCTGGCGTCCAGCCGACCATTTGGGCCAGCGCGGTGGGCGGTTTGGGTGTCGTCTGTAACGGCGGCGTGGGTGCCACCTACGCATCAATGCAGAGGATTGGGTGATATGCCGACCTACGTCGTGTTCCAGGTTCCCGCTCCGATTGACCCCGAGCCGCCGCTGTGGCTGCCGATCGAAGCAACGCTTGTCGATGCCGTCGATGGGGAGGGCGCGATCGCGGTTGCGACTGCGCTGGGTCGGGTGTCGCCGGGTGATGTGTGCGGCTGTGATCTCGCCGACGTGCAGGGCTTCGTTGTGGCGTATGAGGCGACGGTCGAGGTCAAGACAGATCCGCCCGTGCTCTTGGCTGCCGCCACACCCGCACCCGTAATTCCCGGTGAGCTAGATGGCTGATCGGCCGCACATCCAGTTCCCGTTCACGCGCAGCCAAGGCCAGCGGGCAACGTATGAGAGCGCCGTGGTGGCCGACAAGCCGGTGGGCTACTGGCGGCTGGGCGAGGCGTCCGGCGTGGTGGCCGAAGCCGAGGTTGGGCCGAACGGCTCATATCTCGGCAGCCAAGTCCCGAATCAGGTCACGAAGAACCCTAGTTTCGAGATCGACAACTCGGGCTGGGGCGTGTCGGTGGGCGTCACTCTGACGCGGGTGCAGGACGCACCAGCCGGTGTAGGGGGCTATTGCGGTGAAGTGGTCACACCCGGCACCGTGGCCGGGGAAGGTCTGAGCCAAAACATGAGTGCTGCGGGCGTCGTGGATTGCTTGGCTGGCGTGGCGTACACACTGAGCCTCTACGTCAAGGGTGCGGTCGGCGGCGAGCAAGTCAACGCCACCGTTTACGACCCAACTGCCGGTCTAAACGTTTCGACGCCAATGGCGACGTTGACAACGGGATGGCAACGCATCTCCGTCACGTTCACATCTCCGGCCGACGCTCATGTGAGTCTCTACATACGGCGAGGGGGCGCTATCACCCCCGCAACGTGGCGGGTCGATGGCATCCAGTTTGTACGAGGCTCAGCGGTCGTGCCGTATAGCGACACGCAGGGGAACACGCTCGGGTGGCCCGGAGCGATCCCGGCTAGCCACGACACCGCCGTCAAGCTCGATGGGTTGTCTGGATGCGTGAACGTGCCAGCCAACGCTCGATTCCAGACTCCCTTGTTCTCGGGGGAGATTTGGGCGAACGGCAACAGCACTCCTACTGCCCAAGTGCAGCGCCCGCTCGTCGCGGACTGCCTATCGCCGAAGGGGTGGCTGATCCAGTACAACACCGGGCTTGCTTCGGTGGGTATGTACGACAGCGCCGGGGCTTGGCACGCTTCGGCGAACATCGCTGTGCCGCTCGGGTCTTGGCATCACTTCGTCGTCACCTACGACGGCACGACGCTGCGGCTCTACGTGGACGGCGTTCTGGCGACGAGCTTCGTTAGCTCATACACGGTCAGCACTGTCCCGATCGCGATCGGGGTCGGGGCACGCTACGGCGCGGGCTGGCCGTTCAACGGGGCGATTGACGAAGCCGCGATCTACGACTACGCGCTGAGCGCCGATCAGGTGGCGAGCCACTACGCGGCGGGCATCCAGGCGACCGAGCCGCTGGTCGTGTCTTCGCAAGTCGGAGTGATCGAGCAGGACACGGTTGAGCACATTATGAGTTGCGAGATGGTGATCACCGTCTGCCCGCTCGGCGCTCGCGACGACCGGCCCGAGTTCGGCTGGGCGTGGCCGGATCTGTCCACGCCACCGCTCGACACGGCGGCGCTGCAAACGGCGCTTGAGAACTTCGAGCCGCGTGCCGACGTGGAGGTCACGCAATACGCCGATCTGATCGACGCGGCGACTCAATTCATCAAGGTCCAAGTGGAGATCGAGAGCGATGGCAGCCACACGTACTAGCACGACCACGATCCCGACACCGACGCCGGACTACGGGACCGACTACGTCCAGTTGGAACTCACCACCGACGAGCAGACGTTGGCCGACAACGCCATCGCGGCGCTGCAAGCGACGTGGCCGGATTGGGAGCCGAACGACGGCGATATGGAAGTGGTGCTGATCGAAACGCTCGCGCCGCTGGCGCAGAACGCCGCGCAGCAGGCGGCGAACATGCCACCGGCCGCGCTGATCGCGCTCGGCGAGATGATGGGCGTTCCCTACAACGACGGCGTCCAGGCGCAGACGACGGCCATGCTGACGTTCATCGACACGGCGGGCGGCTACTACGTCCCGGCCGGGTCGGAGATCGACTTGGGCGGCTATGCGTTCTCCACGATGTACGACCAGACGAGCGTGGCCGGATCGGACACGATCACGGGAGTCGAGATCATCGCCACGCTCGTCGGCGCGGCGGCAAACGGGCTGTCGAGTGCATCGAGCGGCTGGGCGTCGGTCACGCTGCCGGTCTGGGTGCAGGACGTGGCAACCGAAGCGCCGACGGTCAACGGCGAGGATCCCGACGATGGTCAGACCTACCTCAACACGGTTAGCCGCGAGCTACAGCTACGCGCTCGGGTCGTGGTCACGCTGCCCGACTACGAGATCGCGGCGCTCGACACGCCGGGGATCGGTCGCGTCTACGCGGAGACAAACACGGCGCGGGACGTGTCGGTCTGGGTCACGGACCCGGACGGCCAGCCGGTCGATCAGACGATCAAGGATCAGCTTGCGGCGCTGTACGCGACCAAGCGGCTCGTCAACGTGACGGTCGGGATCCTTGATCCCGCCTACACGACGATCGACATCACTTGGACCGCGATGGCGCTGGCGGGCTATGCGGCGTCCGACGTGCTCGCTCGGGGCAACGCGGCGCTCGCGCAGCTACTCAATCCGGCCGGGTGGGGAGCGCCGCTGGCGGGCGACCCCGGCTCGGCGAACGCGCTGTCGTGGGACAACGACAACGTCGTGCGCGTGAACAAGATCATCCAGACGCTCGGGGCGGTGGTCGGGCTGGACTACGTCGAAGGCGATCCGCTGATCAACGGGGTCGCTGCCGACTTCACGATGGGCGGAACGGTCGCGCTGCCGGAAGTCGGGACGCTGACCGGAACGGTGGACACGGCACCATGAGCATCGCCGACGACTGGCTCGAACAACTGCAACCGTGGATGACGCTGGATCTGTACGACTTCGTGTCGGCAATCGCGTCGATGTGGCAGGAGGCCGAGCAGTATTACCTTGACGATCCCGACGACGGGGTCGTGGGATGGCAGCCGCTCTGGGACGTGACGATTGCACCGAGCGGCGGCTTGCCGTGGCTCGCGCAAGTCGTGGGCGAGCGGCTGCCGTCCGGTCTTACCGACGCCGCGCAGCGCCAGTGGATCACGTTGGCTCCGGTGCAGGATCGCGGCTCGCCGAAGGGCATCGTGAACGCGGTCAAGCGGCTGCTGACGGGCACGCAGACGGTCCAGTTCCGCGAGCGGTCGCATCTGGACGGCACGGCCGACAACGACTACATCTCGATCCTCACCTACGCCGCCGAGACACCGAACCCGGCAGCCGTGCGCCAGGCGCTTCGGCGCAACGTCCCGGCCGACATCGTCTGGGAGTACGACGTGGCCACGCAGGCGACGTGGACGAGCGTGGAGACAGGGATGGCCGACTGGACGCAGCTA